ATGCGAGCCCTGCATAGCGGGGCCCCGGCTTCGTCTCGCGCTTGCTTCCCGAGTCAACACACGGCGACGCATGGCAGGCATGCGGCAAAGCTCTAGCTCGAGTCCTTGGATTGTGCTTGTCTCCGACTATGTTCCGCATCGGCACATAACGCCACATCGGAACGCAAGGAGACTCGCCATGACACTCAATGAACTAATCGCCGACTACATCGCCGCGTGCGACGAGCGACGCCAACGTCTCGCCATCTGGCTACTCGCCACCATTCTCCGCGATTTCGGTATCGAGGCGCACGACCGCGCCATTCGCATGCGGAGGGCGCGCTAATGAAAGCGCCGACCGGACACTGCATCTATCGCGGCGCGTCGCTCATTGATGGCGCGCCAATCATCGTCCTGGCGATGGCGACCAAACCGGACAAGGCAAACGGCAAAACCGGCGCCATGGTGCAGACCTACATTCTGCGCGAAGACGTCTCGCCATTACGCGCATCAAAGACCGGCAAGGACTATTCCATCTGCGGCAACTGTCCGCACCGCGGAACGCCAACGCGCGACAAGACCCGCAAGCAAGCGGTCGGCCGCTCCTGCTACGTGATCTTGTTCCAGGGACCGACCAACGTCTGGCATACCTATCATCGCGGACGCTATCCACTCGCGAGCGGACATGCGGCCATTGCCGCCATCGGTCGCGGCCAGAAAATCCGACTCGGCACCTATGGCGACCCTAGCGCGGTGCCGTCCTACATCTGGGACTCGCTGTTGTCTGAAGCCGCAGGACATACCGCGTACTCACATCAAGCGAACGTTCCGACCGCAGACTTTCGCGCCGATATCTTTATGCGGTCGGCTGACAGCGAGGCAGACGCGCGCGCCGCATGGGAGCAGGGACAGCGGACGTTCCGCGTCCTGCGGCCGGGCGAGGCGCCGGTAGCGGGCAAGGAAATTGATTGCCCATCGTCACGCGGCGTTCACTGCATCGATTGCGGGCTTTGCGGCGGTGCCGCGGTCCGCGCCAAGTCAATCACCATTCCCGTTCACGGCGCCGGTGCGGCGCACTTTGCCTAGGAGGGCAATCATGTCGCTTCATTCTGTCTCCGACTATCAACGCGCGGTGCTGGCATGGCATGCCGTGCAAGTCGTGTTGCCGCAACACGTCGACCGCGACCACGTGATCGATCTTTGGTTTGAGGGTTGCGAATTCGGCGTCGAATATCGCCAGCACCTCAGCGACCAATGGGACAACAGGAGGCCGCCGCGATGATGCCGCTTATCATCCTTTTGACCGTGGTCATGGTCCTGAACACCGCGGCAATGCTCTGGCAAATCTACGAAGACACGCACTAGGCCGAAACGGCGCCCCGCGGGGCGCCGTCTGCCCGTGATGCGGGCACCGATGAGGCCGTCTTGACCGTATCGGCACATATCGCCATAATGTCATCAATGCCCCGGCCGCTCTTTACCGTGGATGCGGCGACGGTCGGGGCAGACTTCCAAGGAGACTCGCCATGGATGACTTCGAAGACTCGCTTGACGACCTGATCGGCGGCGAAGCGCGCAAGGTAGCGCCCCGCAAGCCGACCACATTCGTGCCAGCATTGGAACGGCCGGACTATTCCGAAGGTTGCCCGGCTTGCCGCGGTACCGGCTTCTGGCGCGGCTTGCGCGACCGGCCGTGTTTCAAATGCAAGGGAGTCGGCAAGCGCACATTCCGCAGTTCCCCCGAGGCGCGCGCTAAGGGCCGCGTGAGAGCCGCAGAGAAGCGCGTAGAGCGTGAGTCCGATAAGGCGGTATGGCGGGCACAACACACCGCGGAAATCGAATGGCTGCAGCGCGCCGCAGCGCGCAATGCCCAACGCGGCGGCACGTTCGATTTCCCCGCCAAACTTCTCGAAGGACTCGAGGCATACGGCACTTTGACTGACGGCCAATTGACCGCGGTGCAAAAGCTTATGGCGCGCGACGCCGAACGCGCCAAGGCGCGGGACGAACAGCGCACCTCCGCCATCGACGCCACCAAGATCGAGGCCGCGTTTGCGACCGCGCGCGAGCGTGCGGCGCGCCCGGGCGCTATCGGCATCTGGACTAAGCCGCTCAAGCTCCGCGCGCGTGACATGGATCTCACGTTCACGCCGGGCTCGGTCGGTTCGCAGTGGGAAGGCATTGTTTTTGTCAAAGCCGCGAGCGGCGAAAAGCTCGGCGCCATCAAAGCTGGGCAATTCAAACGCCGTTTCGAATGTACCGACGCGCAAACCGCCGCAGTAATCGACGCCTGCCAAGACCCCGCACAAGCCGCGGTCGCATTCGGCAAGGCGTGGGGCATCTGCACAGTGTGCGGCCGCACGCTCACAGACGATCAATCCATCGCACGCGGCATTGGGCCGATCTGCGCTGACAAATATGGGTGGTGAACATGTTTGACTTTCAGGAATACGCCTTTCGCACGCTCGTCAACTATCGCGAGGCCTACGAAATGCTTCTTACCGGCGACTATGGCGAGGATCGCTACGTGCGCGGCGCCCTCGCTGCCATCTGCAGCATTGAGAAGTCTTTGCAAGACGAACAGAGGTTTCGCTTGCATCTCGCTGACCTCGCTGCTGAGGCGGAAACGCGCGGGCGTGACAACGTGATCGACCTGATGGACGCCGTGCGCCGCACGTTAGATGACGAGGCGCCGCAGGGATGAGACAGGTCATTCGCTGTCTTGTGTGCGGCGAATTTGTCGTGACCAGGAGTTGGAACGTCACGCACTGCAAACAGTGCAAGGCCAAGGATGACTATCGCCGCTCTCGAGAACAGTCCCGAAAAAAATCCGAGGAACGCGAATGCATGCGCAATCTGACGCCCGACGCGTATTGCTGTGACTGCGGACGGAAGATCGAACCAACCAACGGCCGTCAGCGCTGCCCCGACTGCGCTTATGACCGCTCGATACAGATGGATCGTATTCGCGAGCGGATCAAACAAGACCCCGATCATCTCGAGCGCGCCGTGCTGGCCCGGCTCGAACAACTCGGTTTCAAGACCAGCGACCAGGAGAACGATGATGACACTTCAGGACGGTGAACTGCACAAAGGCCGCAAGGGCGCCAAACGCTCGTCGTGGGCCAAACTGCATTTCCGCGATCTCGCTTTGCAGGTTTGCAAAGACAATCCGCAATTAGTGGAGGAGGACAACATCGAGGCCTTGGCCGCGCTGTTCTTGGGCGAGGTGCGCAAGAACCCCGGCTATCTGGAATCGATCTCGATTTACATCATGGCCAACGTCAAAGCGTCGCTGGAGGCGCGTCCGTACACACCGCGGACACCGGCACAACGCGCCAGCATGGAAAAGGCCGTGGAGAATTCCGTCATCAACAAAGTAACCGCGCGCGTGCTGATGAAATTTCGCATGCCGAACGGCAAAACGCTAGAGCAGTCGACGTTCGCCGAATGCGCCACGGCGGGCGGGTGGCTGACGAAGGTCAGCGAGTTCGGCGAGCCGGCCGAGATCGTCGGCCAAAAACTGAGCGAGGCGCAGTTGCGACGGCTGCTGAAAGACAGCGGCAAGGAGCGGAGGAAATGAAATTGTTGTTGATCGCTGCCGCGCTGTTCGCGGTTCTGCTCGCGCTATCGGCCGTCGCGATGGCCGATCAGCATTGCATCACAACGTGCCACTGGAACGCATACCTGCACATGCAAATCTGCGACACCGATTGTTGGTCGGACTAACAAACAACGGGCGAGGCCTCGCCAGCCTCGCCCACTAACCAGGAGAGAGAGCATGCGGAAAACCCAGTCGGCGCAGGCGGGACTGATCGGTAAGCAACTCCAGATCAAAAAGCGATCCCGACGCGCCATACCGAAACAACGATTCATCACCGATCCGAAAACCATCGAGATCGTCAACAAACTGCGTGAGACGCTGCAAGGTCCGGTGTGGTTCTACACGATGCCGCGGGAGGGCGATGATGACTAAATTGGCAATCGCGTTTGCACTCGCACTCGCCTTGGTCGCGCCGGCCAGTGCTGCAGACATCAACATGGCCGACTGCAAACCCCATGGCGAGTACATTTGGCAAAAGCGAACCATCAAACAAATCGACAAAGACAATACGATCATGCTGGACAACAACACTTGCTATGGAGCCTTCAGCGATATCGTACAGCAGTGGCACGTCGGTGACGAAATTCTAGTCGAGCAATTCGCCATGGAATTGATCAACCAGAGCCGCGGCAACGAGGGCGTCCCGGTGATTTCGGACGCAGGTGGCGCTCTCGATCCTTCATACGGCGACTAAGGAGGAGGCGTGAATGCGAGTTGTCGGACCAGGAAGCAAGCAGCCGCTCACGGCGCAGGAGATCGATGCGCGCGTCGAGTCGGAGTTGCTGTTTCTCGAACGGCTGGAAGCCCGTGGCGAGCTCTCAGATGAGGAAAAGCGCAAGCGCCTCACTGACCTCGCCAAGTGGAGCACGCGCGAATACTCAAAGCTCCCAACGGTACAGGCGGTCGAGAAGATCATGAACCTGTTGCTCAACCCCAAGACTGGAGGCAAGCCATGAAAATCGCAGATGTGCATTGTGACCCGGACGTCTTCGCCCTCGCCCGTTCGTTCCTGGAAGACGAGAATATGGACAACGAGGACGCTATCGCGCGCCTGGCTCGCGATATCCAGCGCACGATCGAGGACTTCATCGCCGATCAGCACGCCATTGAGCCGAAGGGCGATCCACCAGAGCCGCTGAGCGATCAGGAGTACGCCGAGATCGAGGAGCGGCACGAGCGCATACGAGACGCCAAGCGCGGCTTCGATGAGTAAACGCGAGCAGAGACGGCAGAGTGTTGCACAGGTCATTCGTGCCAGTGGCGCCGATGTGCGGGCCCGCATTCAAACTTTGCCGGAAATAGACCAATCGATGGCTTGGGCCTGCGTTGCGGCAGGTATCGTCGGCGCCGCTATCAATAGCAGCCGCGAACCGGGACAGGTCATCGAACTGGTCGAGAGTGCCATCCAAGCATTGACGGTTACCGATGTTTGGGAGGGGCGATGAGCAAATACCGCATCGCGCGATCGGATGATGGATTCTGGGTCGTCATCAAAGGCAAGCGCCTCATCGGCATGCGCCACACCCGCAAAAGCGCGCGGGAGCTCATCGCCACCGATCGCGCCGCCGATGAACAGCGGCGCCAGGACATCATCGGCAAGCAAGATGCGGTGCGAACGGAAGTGCTGCAGCGCTGGGACGCGGGCGAGAACTGGGTCGATATCGCCCGCAGTCTCGGCCTCGAACTGTGGCGGACGCGGCGGCTGATCGAACTCGCCAGGATGTACGACGTCCGCGACCAGGGGCCGCCGCCGGCTCCCGGCCTTAGTAACGAGGCGCGTCGCAAGGCAAACCGGCACCGCAACGGCAAGCTCATTCGCCGCCGCGCCGCCGGCTGGTCGTGGCGCAAGCTCGCGACCGAATTTCGGGTTTCGCCAGAACGCTGCCGGCAGATCTACGCCCGGCATCTACAGGAGAGCGCAACATGACTGACCACGAAATCATAACCGTAGGGATGTGGGCCGCTGGTGGTTTGCTGGCCCTGTTCGGCTTCGTCTGTTTCACGTGGGGTTACCTCCGTGGATCAAGAGCCACGATGGATCGATTCATCGCAGCGCAAGACCCGCGGTTCTGGGCTCACGTTGGAAAGCAAATCAAGGAGTACCTCGACAATGATCACCAACGAGCGGCTTGAGTATCTGATCGCGTGGCTTACCGAAGCCAAGGACAAGAACGGCGTCGATGCGGCGCCTGAAGGCACCAACGAAGACTGGGCCCCTGACCTCGCCGACGCGCTGCAAGAGCTTTTGTCCCGGCGCCGCGATGCCAGCGAGCGACGCTTTGCACCGAAAAAGGAGTAGCCAATGAGCAGAAGAAAAATCGATGCGGCAATCGTCCATAGCTTGATCCAGGCCTTGGAGCCGTTCGCCGAGCTTAACAGCCGGTTGCCGCTGCGCTGCGTGCAGGCGTTTTTGCAGATCGGTTTCGAGGAGGGCAAATCGGTGGCGTACTACGCCGAGCAACTTGGCGTGTCGCCGAACACGATGAGCCGCAACCTGCTCGATATCAGTCCGCGCAATCGGTACCTGAAGGACGGCTACGGCCTGGTCGAGTCGCGCCGCAAGCGCGCCGATATGCGCACGGTCGAATACTACCTGTCCGACAAGGGCCGCGCGCTGCTGTCCTCAACGCTCAAACAAATCAGGCCGGCAGCGTAACCGATGAGTGCTATGATGAGGGTGCTGAGGGGCATCCGCGGGACCGAGGTGCTCCATGATCAGTCAACTGTTCTGGATACTCGTGCTGTTTAGCGCTGTGATCGGATTTGGACTCGCCAGCAATCACGGCAGCGCCTGGTGGGCCATGATCTATTCGGTGGTGGCCGTTGTCGTCCTGCAAGCGTCGTACGCCGTTACGCTCTTCGTGGTGGTGCTGACCGAACACTGATGATTGAGGACGCGCCGCCCTGGGGGAGGGCAGGGGCTAGAACGGCGCGTCCGGTCTTCCAGGAGAGCGAAGCGGGCCTGTCGTTGGATGGACGGCAAGACCATTCGCCACATCGGCAAACTATCACAGAGGGGGTCGGTTCCCAATGACCAAAAAGCCTAATCACGCTAAACCAGTGGATCGCGCCCACACCAAACGGCAACACGAAGTGCCGGCGCCATTCGACGGTCGTGACCTTCACGCCCTCGCGCTGGCAATGGTAAGGATTGCCGACTTGCTTGAGCACGCGATCCCGCACCCGGTGCAGGCCGCCGAGCTCGAGCCCCCGCCGGCGCAGCGCTGGCTGGGTGGCCGATGGAAATTGCGTGATGGAGACAACATCCAGCCGACCGTCGATTCGCGAGGGCATTTATCATTTGCTGCGAAGCGTCGAAGTCGACACCAAGGAAGAGGGCAGAACCCACGTTGAGCCGTGGCCCTCGCAGCGGATCGTTATCGATGCCATCGCCGACGGCCTTGCCAACGACGTCCACACCTTTTGCATCCTTAAGTGCCGCCAGGTCGCATGTACGACGGTCTGCAGCGTCATCGAATTATTCTGGGCCCTGGCAAATCCTGGGACGCAAGGCAGCATTATTGCTGATCGGACTGACAATCTGGAGCGTCTGCGAAGGATCTTCGCCAGCATGCTTGAAACTCTACCCCGAGAATGGCGCGGTCCCGAGCACCGCATCATCCAAAATAACCGCAACGGCCTGGCGTTCGCTAACCGGTCTGTGATCGATCTGCTCGCCGCGGCCAACAATCCCGATTTGGGCGCATCAAGAGCCTTGAATCTCCTGCACGCCACCGAATGCGGCACTTGGAAATCGCTCGCCGGCGTCGAGTCATTGAAAGCCTCGTTGGCGCGCGTCAATCCCAATCGGCTATTTTTGTTCGAATCAATCGCCAATGGTTACAACTGGTGGTACCAGCAGTGCATGCAATCGAAGCAAGACCGTCACATGCGCTTCGTCTTCCTGGGGTTTTGGTCAAATCCGAATTACACCATCCCCAAGAGCGACCCCGATTATCAAACTTACTGGGACAACCGCCTGACCGAGGACGAGATCAAGCGCGCACTCTATGTCAAGCAAGAGTACAATTGGATCGTCCAGCCTGAACAAATCGCCTGGTGGCGCCGCGAGTCCGAGACCAGCGCCCCCGAGTACATGCTGCGGCATTACCCCTGGACCGAGCGAGAATGCTTCATCGCCAGCGGTTCTGGATTTTTCCCAGCCGCGCGAACTCTGGAGATGGGCGAAGCATTGGCCGCCGGGCCCCCTCCGTACAAAGGCTATCGTTATGTTTTCCAGGATAAAGGGTTTCTGAGCAGCCGCATTGAGCAGGTGAAGCCCAGCGAAGATCGCGACGACGTCAACTTGAAGGTCTGGGAAATGCCAGATCCGCTCGGCGAGTATGTTGTCGGCGTCGACCCTTCCGGCGGCGGCGGCGATGATGCCGACGACCACGCCATCCAGGTTCTCAGGTGCTACGCCGATCGCATCGTCCAGGTCGCCGAATACGCATCCAACAAGCCCTTCACCTATCAATTGGCGTGGGTGCTGGCGCATCTGTGCGGCGCCTACCAGGATCACGTCTGCAATCTTGAAGTGACCGGCATCGGCGCCGCGGTGATGCCCGAGGTGCGGCATCTGCGCCACCTTGCCGAGCGCGGCATGCTGGCAAGCGAAAACACCGCCGACCCGATCCTGAAATTTGTCGGCAGTGTGCGATGGTTCTTGTACAAACGCGCCGACACTTATGGCGGCGCCGGCAACGTCATCAACTGGAAGACCAATATCGACAACAAGCACATGATTTATTCCGAGCTCCGCGATTCGCTGATGAAACGCGAGATCGAGATCCGCTCGGTTCGCTGTGTGCAGCAACTCCAGGCAATCGTCGAAGACCAAGGCTGGATTGGCGCCGGCCCCGACACCACGGAGAACGACGATCTGGTGTCGTCGCTGGTGCTGGCGCATCATCCCTGGGTCGAATGGCGGCGGCAGTCTTGTGTGACCCGCAACATCACCTGGGAGCGGATGCACGAGCGTCCGTCGCAAGATCCTGCCAACATGTTCTCGGAAATCTTCAGCCGGTATATGGTTGGCATCAACATGAAGGCGCAGCGGCGTCCGCAGAGGTTCTGATGATGTACTTTTGGATGTTCATCGAATGGGTTGTCTTCCAGTTGCTGGGCGTTGATGACTTGGAAGTACGCGCATGCCGATAGTTCGCACGTTCGGCTGTCCCGAGTGCAATCACATCTGGAACGCCGAGTTCACGGCCGAGCAATGGGACGACCCGCCGCCGTCGTGTCCGGAGTGTGACCGCCGCGAGCCGCAGCAGATCTTCCGGCCGGTGGCGATCGGCGGCTCACCCGGCGCCCGCGCCAACGCCATCGCCGAGGAGATCGCGGCCCGCGACTACCATGTCGCCGACATGCAGCGTGACCATCACGCCGGCGCAACCACCAAGGCGCGCTTTAACCCGATCGACCTGCAGGGCAACCGCCTGACCGACAATCGGCCGCCGCCGGCGCCGAGCTCCTCACCGCCGAGCTCGTGGGTCGGCATTAATGCCGAGCAGATGCGCGCCGCCGTGGACAGCGGCCGGCATACCCGCCTAAATTTCGGCAATGGCCTCGATGTACTGCAATCCGCCCTGAAGAGCGGCGATCAGCCGGATCTGATCGAGGCCTCGAAACGAAAGTCGTCGCGCATATGGTAGGCCATGGCGCTCAGAATTCCGAACGTTCGCGACAATCTTAATCCGCTGAACATGTGGCTGAAGGAAATCACCGACGAGTGCATGGGCTCGGCGGATGAGCGCAAGCAAATCTATACCCGCGCCGGGCAGTACTATTACCAAGGCACCTACGATCAGCGCGCCGCCATCTATAACAAGACCAAGCAGTTCGTGGACAAGCTCGCCGGCTTCCTGGTGCAGGCCGACGGCATCCGCTTCAACATCCTTTTCGACGCCGACGAGCCCGACGACGTGCTCGAGCGCGCGCAATTGGTCAGCGAAAAGCTCACCGCCGATTTCCGGCAAAGCGACAGCGATGTGGTTTTTACCGAGTCGGTGGTGTGGGCGCTGAACAACGGCTGTCAGCTACTGAAACTGCGGAACGATCACCATCACGGCTTCAAAATGAATCCGGTGCATCCGCAGAATTTCGGCGTGCTGTCGGAATCGACCGTCAACCTCGATGAGCAAGAGGCCTTCGTTCACATCAGCTATCCGACGGTGTCGCGGCTGCGCACCATGCTGCAGGAGATGCACCACCCGAAGGAGGAAGAGATCATTCTGCAGGTGCTCGAAGAGCCGGCGCGCACCGACGAAGAGCCTGAGAGCTACTTCCATCAAATGATAGTAGGTGGGGTTGCCGGCCCATCCGGCGAGCCTGGCGTCAGGCCGGAAGCCGCCGGCATTGTGAACGTGTTTCCGGTACCCACGCCGTGGCGGCCGAACCGCAAGATCTCACGCACCGTCAAACTGTGCGAGATCTGGATCAAAGATCGCGAGCGCGACGGCGATTATTCGACCATGCAGTACCTCTATGGGCATGAGCCGATCATCATCTTCGGCGAGAACGAGCGGGTGAATTTGTCGGGTGTGCCCGGCCACTCCTCGTTCGTGAAGGTGCAGGCGCAAAACACGCCGGGCTATTTCTGGGGCCGCAGCGCCATCTCCGACATCCAGATGCTGCAGGATCTGCTGAACAAAAGATTGCGCGACATCAAGATGATGTGGGACCGCAATGTCAACGCGCCGCAGATGCTTTCTGGGTTCACCAATGTCAGCGAAGAGGCGTATTTCAAGATCATCAATGAGGGCGGGTTCTTGGCCGATCCAAACCCCAATGCCAAAGCGCAAAAGCTCCTCGATCCGCCGCCCGAGCATTACCTCGAGGAGCTCGAGTTCATTTTTAAGCTGTTTGATGAGGCTTCTGGTTTTTCGCCGGTGATGAGCGGCCAGGGCGAGCCTGGTGTGCGGGCCGGCGTTCACGCCCAAACGCTGGTGCGAACCTCATCCCCGCGGTTGATCGATCAGGCGGCGCGCATCGAACGGCAGTTAGCCGACTGTGGCTATCTCGCGTTGCGCATGCTGCAGGCGGAAGATCCGTTCGTCTACACCACCGAGCACGGCATCGAGTTCTTGCTGTCGCAGCTACCGGACGACCTGCAAGTCGAGATCGATTCGCATAGCGCCAGTCCGGCATTCGCGGAAGATAACCGGCAGATCGCCATCGCATTGGCGCGCGCCGGCGCCGTCGGCCCCGAGGATCTGATTCACATGTTGCATCCACCGGGCGCCCAACTGCTGCTGGCCAATCTGAAGAAGCGCGAGAAGGCGCAGGCGCAGCAGGCTCAGCAGGAAGAGCAGAAGGAGCTCGCCATGGCGGTGCTGGGCGTGAAAGGCAAACGCGGCGGCGGTCGCAAGCGGCGGTAACACATTGTATCGCCTTGTGTTGCACAAATGTCCTATTTCGGCGTAGCTTACGGCACCCTCGTGTTGCTGGGTAAGCGATGGCCAACGCCTTTGACACTGAAGCGGATGCCGGTGGAAGCCCACCTCCTCCTGCTGGCGCCGGTGGCGCCGCTGGCGGTGCTGGGCCTGGTGGCCCTCCTGCAGGCGGCGGCGGACCTGTTCTAGCCGCGCTGGCGCGCAATCAGCAGCAGCCGCAGGTGTCGCAGCCTGGTGCCGGCAACATGGCCGGCGCCATGAACGACTTAAACACCGCGATCCAGTTGATGCAGAAGGCGATGATGAGCTTGCCGGCCGGCAGTCCGCTGCACAAGGACGTCAACTCGGCGATCGGCCGGATGTCGCGGCATCTGCCGCAAGGTGCGCCAACCGAGGGTGTGCAACTCACCGGCCTGAAAGATCTGCTGCGCAACGTCATGCAAGGCGGGTTCCTCGGTAGGATCATGCAGCAGATGGGACAGGGCGGTGGAGGTGGACCCGGTGGAGCCGGCGGGCAACCGGGTGGCGGCCCCGATCAATCGGCAGGGCCGGCGCCTAATCTGGCCATGCAAGGCACACCGACGACCCCTTTGCCCGGGGCGTAAAGTGATTTACGTTCCAAACAGTTGGAACGAAGAGGAAAAACGTCGACTCGAGAACATGCAGAGAGAATGCGACCGCTACGGCAGGCCGCGTCGATTCAAGGAGAAAAAAAATGGCGCAGAATCGATCGTACGACCCCCCGATTACGTCTCCCCCGGAGACGCCGCCGAGGACGGTGCTACAGGTTGATACGCAGGCCGAAACCATGGAATGGGGGGCGATCCCGAAGTGCGTCCCCAAACCTGAAGGCGGCGTTCCTTTGCAAGCTTCAATTGGCGGAAAGAGCAACAGCAACTGATGAACCGACGGCGGCAGGTGGGCCCGTAAGTCCGCCGTTACATATCGCAGAAGAGGCCGAAGATGCCCCGCGAAATCTCCGACGAAGAATACCAATTTTTGCAAGGCAAAAGGCAAATCGCCGATTTTGTTGAAACAATTTATCAGAATCCGAAGTTCGCGAACAAAGCCAAAGCGCTGATCAAAGAAGCCTACCCCAATATCAACATCCCAGATTTTGATATCCGCACCGAGGTGACGCAGCGCCTCGATGCTGAAGCCCAAGCGCGTCGCGACGCCGAAGAAGCCACCAAAGTCGCCAAAGAAGACGAGGAGTGGCGCAGGGTGCGCAAGCAAACGCAGGAGAGTTACGGCTTCACCGACGAGGCGATGCAGCGACTCGAGAGAATCATGGTGGAGAAAAAGATCGGCGACTACGAGGTGGCCGCCACCTACCTGACGTCGCGAGAGCCGAAGGCCATTGAGCCGGGCTTCGACCAAGGCCACTGGCATCACGAGCGGCAGGACGGTTTTAAGGAAATTATCAAAGATCCCGAATCTTGGGCGCGCAACGAGCTCATCCAAGCGATGCATCGCGACGAGCAAAAATCAAAGCAGAGGTACTAAGCCATGCCCCTCCTCGGTGCCGGAATCATTCCGTCAGGGCCAGTCGGCCAAGAGCTCGCCGCCACCGTTAGACGCGTCTTCAGTCAGATGGTGGTCGTTCTGATTTATCGCATGAACCCGTTGTGCGCCTTGTTGCTGCGCAACGCGATCCGTGCCTCTGGCGGTGTGTCGCCTTATACACAGCCGGTGCAGACAGGCGCTTACGTGCCGAGCTCGTGGATCGGGCCGAACGGCGCCTTCACGATTCCGGCCGACGTGAGCGCAACAGTGAACGCCGAGTTCAACATGTGCGCGCTCGCCACTCCAGTGACGAGCTTCGGGCTCGAGCAATTGGTGACGCAAGATGCGATCGCGGTCGCCAGTCGTTTGATGCTGAAAATGAACGACATGAAAAACAGCGCGCTGGCAGCGCTGACGTCGGCGTTATTTAGCACCAACGGCGGCAACGTGCTGCAGATGTTTGGACTTTTAGACGCGTACGACGATGGCACAGCGGTCACCACGTACGGCGGTCTTTCAAGAACAACGTTCCCAACATGGGCCGGCCTCAAGGTGACCGGCGGCGCTGCGCTGACGCGCGCGGCGTTTATTCCGCTGTTGCTGCAAGCCGTCAAACATTCCGGCGGTGAGGCGCTCGACTTTGTCGTAATGAGCATTGAGGATTGGTCAACTTTGCTGACCGACTTTTTGTCACTAGAAAGGTACAACAACGATCCGTCTTCAAGATGGGGCAAAGACGATCCGGTCAACAGCGGCTTCCGCGGTTTGTTGTTAGGTGACACGCCGATCTTTTTTGATCTGAATTGTCCGAAGGGCACCGCGATCGGCTTCAACAGCAAATACATCACGCTGGTGGTGCACGAAGACGCAAATTTTGCCTGGACCGGCTGGTACAGCACGATTCCCCAAGGACAAATCGCATCGATCGGACTGACGCTCACCGCACTCAATCTTGTTTGTTCGAAGCCGAGTACCGGCTTGCTGGTCACCGGCATCACCGGCGGCGGGACGTTCCCGGCGCAGGCGACGGGCCCAGCGTTGCCTCCAGGCACCACGTTGCCGACACCGGTCAACTAACAAGGTGAAAAATGTGGTGGAGCAGGTCGCAATTCTTTCCGTTCTCATCGTTCCCGTATTCGGGCATCCAGCCAGGCGTCTCACCCTGCGGGTCGCCGCCGATCCTGCCTAAAGGACCGCAGCGTTTTGCCATTCCCGGTTCGGAGACGATCGATCCGCGCTTCACGCAAATCCCGCGGCCGGCGAATCAGTGGGTAAGTGGTTGGCCATTCCCGCGTGAGCCGTGGCCGTTTGAATCGGAAACGCGAGCGCCAGGGACGGGACTGTTGAGCGGCCCTGTGGTGTGTTCGCCGTTCCCGCCACCATGTCCGCCGCCACCGTTCCCGCCGTCACCGTTCCGGTCGTCACAGTTCCGGTCGTCACAGTTCCGGTCGTCACAGTTCAGGTCATCGCCGACTTCTTCTCGTGCCACAACGCGAGCTCGCAGGGTGTAGGATGTGCTGGACCGTTATGTCACCGACGTTCAGAATTTTCTAAACGATCAAGGCGGCCAATTTTTCCCGCTGCCGACGCTGCACAATTATATCAATCGGGCCCGCCGCCGCGTTGCCGCGGTGAGCGGCTGCATCAGATTGCTGCCGGAAGGCACGCAGACGGTCGCCCAGCAGGAAACCTATCCATTCGCCGCTTGGAAATCCTTGGTGCAAGCCAAACCGGGAGTCGACTCCATCCTGGCGGTGCGCTCGCTGGCGGTGGCGATCGGCCCCGGCGGCTGGAAACCAGTCTGGCGGCGCATTTCGTTTACCGACTTTCAAGCGCGCTTCCGGCTGTACAACAAGACCTGGCTGGGCGCGATCTCCGAACCCGGCTGGTATTCGCAATACGGCGTCGGCAACGATGCCATGCTCTACCTGGCACCGATCCCCGCCATGGCGATGCCAATGGAGCTCGACTTTTCCTGCCTACCGCTGCCGTTGCTCACCGATGATGATCCCGAGCCCCTGGTGTATCCGTGGACCGATGCGGTCGCTTACTGGGCGGCGACCCTAGCGCTGATGCAGCAGCAGCGTTTGCAAGACGCAAAAGTCATGGCTGATCTGTTCAATACCGACTTGCCAATGTGTGCCGCCGTGGTGTGTCCTCAGATGATCGTCAATCCCTATGGGGCGACTCTGAGGTCAGCATAAATGCAACTGAACAAGAGCTTGCGGTGTCCACATTGCGGACAAGGGATACCGCCCAAGCTCCGCATCACCGGCTACATCCGTCCGCAGGTTGTCAATCTGATCGCGGCGCGGCCGGATGGCATCACCCTTCGTGAAGTTACCGATGCGGTCTACCGTACGGACCCCAACCAACCAGGCTCTCGCAAAAGCGTTTGGCTGTTGATTAGGTTGGCCAACCGCGAACTAAAACCGCAGGGCTACCAAATCGTGCTGCTATTCCGCGGCCCTGGCGCACGCTGGGTTTTGAGGAAGCTTGAAGATGGCGATCCAAAGCGACAACAAGCCCGACATCTTCACCATCGAGAAATGGGCGGGGCTCAACCAGCAGGCACGGCGCGCCTCTATTGACGACCAGGAGCTCTGGTGGGACGAAAACTTCTTCCCCATCGGCGCCGGCGATCTGCGCTCGTGCTGGGGGCTTGGTCCGGTGATTTATACCGCGCCCGCCGGCGTGACGATCCTGCGTATGTTTTTTGGGTTTATCGGATTTCCCACACCGCAGTTTGCCGTGCCGCCGCCGGGCGCATTCGGCTGGATGTTTCTTTCCAACGGTCACATCGACCAGGTCGATCTCGACACCCACGCCGTCACCACCATCAGCGGCACGGGTGGCGCCGTGATTTGGGAGCCGATCGCACCGCAATACTGGGCCAGCGCAGTGGTGTGGCGGCCACGGTTTTTTGGCTCGGTCACCGGCCAGAACGGCGGCGTGCTGTTCGGCTCGCCCCAAGGGCTTTACGCCTGGGATGGTCAGACTTTGACGTCACCCGGTGAACCCGCGCCAGACTGGCTGACCGACATCGCCGAAAACGACCCGACCGCCCCGATCCCGCCGATGCCACAAGGCCTGCCAGGCATTTACGCCATGGAGGTCTATCAAGAACGCCTTTTCGTCGCTGGCAAGGACGTAATCAGTTTTAGCGCGCCTTCGAACGGCGCCGATTTCAGCACCACAGACGGCGGCGGATCGTTCGGCTATTTCGGCGACAAGCTCACCGCCACCTACATGGATCTCGCCGCCAGCGCCGGCTACCTGTACGTGTTCGGCGATTCGTCCACCGACCTGGTGTCGCAAATTCAGTTGGCCGGCCAGGGCACGACGTCCGATCCGTTCGTCACCAATTTCAACTATCAGAATATCGATCCGCAGGCTGGCCAGCGATTCCCGCGGCGGGTCGGCCGCATCGGCCGCGATTTCGTGCTGTTCAACGGCGCCGGTATTTATCGCACCACCGGCGCAGTAAATCGCCCGATCGGAGCGAAAATCACGCGGCTGTGGCAGTCGCTCGATACCAGTCTGTATTTGCCGACGATGGCGCCGGCGACAGTCTTTGGCTATCGGGTTCTGCTGGTCAACGGACGCTTCAAAGATCCTTTTGGTGTGACGCGCAACTTGTTGTTGATGTTGCACCGGGGCGAGACTGATCAATTGCAGTGGAGCGTCGCCAGCCAGGGCGTCGAGCTCAGCCACATCGGCGCCTATGAGCAGGATTCCGTCATTCGGCCGTACGGCACTGACGGCACCAATCTCTACCAATTGTTTGCGCAACCTGACCCGGCGTTGCTCAAGCGATTGTCGACCAAGGCGCTATCGGGTCAGGGCATGGCGCAAATCACCATCAAAAATTGGCGACGCATCTTTGCCGAGCTCCATGACAATGCCGGCAGCGGCGTCGACATCACCGGCAACCTGCTCACCAAGGGCGGCGGTATTCCTGGCGGCGCCCAGGACATCGCCTTTGAGCTCACCGCCGGACAAAATCACGACATCGTGCCGTACCCGACCAATGCCATGGGCATTCAAGGCGCCATCGACTTGCAATCGATCAGTCCAGATTTTACCATCGAGCGTCTTCACATCCTTAGTGAAGAGCGAACTTTGTTCGGTGCTTAAAGCCAACTCGAAAGAGGAGAAGAGCAATGGCACGTAGACGCAGAAAAGGCCGCCGCGGGAAGCGTCGGTAATGGCTCGGCGAAGATACTATCGCCGGTCCCGTCACCGTCGGAAGTAGGAGGCCCACATGGCACGTCGTAGTCATCGTCTGAAAATGACTCGTCGCGCTCGGCGAATTAGGGCCCGCAAGAGACGCTGACATGCCGATCCCGCGCTTCGATGGTATGCGGGGGATGCGGCGGGCGTTTCGTCTTAAACCATGGCGAACGCCGTCGTTTCGGCCTCGCGTTGGTTTGCGCCGGGGGGCGTCGTATGCGCCTACCCGGCAACTTCGTCCACTGCGGAGGCTATGATGGCAAGAGGTGTATTTCTCGGGCCCAGAAGCCGCGTTGATCCTGCCGGCAAACTGCCTCGGCTGTTTCGGCCGACGACACGCGTCCGGCGGCATCGCGGTCATCGTCAAGGCCTGGGTCGTGGGCGGCGAGGCCGCTACTAATGGCACGCCGCGGCCCGGTGAAACGCATGCCGTGGGCACGCGACGCCTTTCCCTCCGATTGGTCGCGGGCCCGGCATGGTCCGCGGCGATCGAGCCGGTGGTCGCCGCGACCAGGCGCTCGAGCAGGACCGGTTAGAACGCGCCGGCGATGAGCGAGGCGGATCTGCATGCAACGGTGGCCGAGTTCCTCGATTGGGCGCTCATGCCACCGGCGCTGTTCACGACCTTTCCAGCCGGATGGGGCAAGCTTCCACCGGCCACAGCCGGACGTCTCAAAGGCTCCGGACTGAAACAAGGATTTCCGGATCTGTTAATCTTTCACGACGGCCGCTGCGTTGGCATCGAGCTCAAAGTCAAAGGCCGCAAGCCGTCGCTCGCGCAGCAATGCATGTTTCATCAGCTACGCCAGGCTGGTGTGTTGGTTTACATCTGCGAGAGCGTTGAGGACGTCGCGTTCACGCTGCGCGATTCCGGCGTTCCGATGCGAAGGATGGCGTTATGGCACGACGACGTGCGACTCGGAGTCAGAAAGTGGCAGCAAGACGCAATCTCCGCAAAGCGCGACGCCGAAGGAGAAGGTGATGGCCCAACATAGAAGCAGGCAAAGCGTATGGCCGCCCAAGCAGGACAATCAGCCGGACGCATGTTTTCTGGCCCCGGACGGGTATCTGAGATCCGAGCGCTCACTCGCCGGTCCTTTGCGGCACGGGACCCATGTCGGCACCGGTCCAAAAGGCGACGCCGTCATTGCCGACAACACGCGCGCCAGTGATTTCGGTATGGACCGCATCGCGCCGCGCGACTTCGATCCGCTCGGCACCTGCCGCAGTCGCTCGGGCGAGATTCCGTCCGATCTGATCGCGCGCCAAAAACGTCAGGGCGGCGAATACTAGTGGCGCTGCCCGATCTCATGCGGCTGGGCGACAGTCAGGTCGATCGCGATCTGTTTGCCTTCGAACATGCGATGGCGCACCGCACGTTGTTGATCTCGATGTCACCGCTGACGCGGTTTGGTCAAATCCCGTACATGCGGATGCTCGACCCGATGTTGGATATTCAGCAGCCGGCGGTCGATTGGCATCTGAACCATCAGCAGGCGCACAACGATTTTATGAGAGTGCTGCCGCAATCCTACGGCGCCAAACCCGTCGGCCTGTTCATCGGGGGCAATGTGATAGATTATAACCTCGATGATGAAGAGCAGCGCCAATGGTGGATACACCGCAATCACACGGAGCATTACGTGGCGACGGGCACGATAAGCCCGCCTCCTGGCCCTATTGGTCCTGGACCAGAGCAACCCCTGCCCCCGCTACCGCCGATCCCATGGCCACCGAACTGGTGGCTCAACCAGAGTCCGCGGTACAAGTATCCCGCCTGGTAGACACCGTCGATCGGCCGCGCTTGATGCGCGAAGAGGACCTCGAGTGGCTGCACTACCTGTGCCTCAAGCGCTACGATCAGCGCTACAGTCCTGAATCCACCGAGCTCTGGTTTCGCGACACCGTGCTGAAAAGCCCGATGATGTTTTTGCCGGTGCGTACCGACGATGCGTTTTTGATCGCCTTAATCGCGGTGCTGCCGTGGCTACCAAACGAGTTCGAGTGCAACATGATCTTTGGCTGCGCCGACACCGACTGCATGTGGCAATTGGTAAAATTGCTGCGCGTCTCGATCGAGTGGGCGCGGCGCCGCAAATGTACGATCTGGCGCGTGAGCTCGGATACCGAATACGATTTCCGGCCGCTGGCGAAACGGTTCGGCGCCGCCGAGGCGAGTCCGCGTTGGCTCATCCGCTTGCGAGATCCCGATGCCTGAAGGCGGCGCCGCAAAAGCATTGCCGCTGGTGATGCAAGGTGCCGGGGCCGCCAAAAGCGGCGGCGGCGGCGGTAAAGGCGGCGGCAGTGGCGGCATCAGTCCGGAGCAGAAAGCGCTCGCCCAATTCACCATGGGCCAGCAGTTGCTGAAACAACGCAGCGCATTCGCCAATTCCGGACTCGGGCCTTCGACCATGTCGTCGTACGAGGGCGCGGGTCCGCGCTTGGCAGCGGCGCAGCAGGAAGCGCAGCAATCCGACGCCAATCAGTTGCAGCAACAGCAGCAGCAAGATCAGTTGTTGAAGCTCGCCCAACAGGCGCAGGGCCAGCAAGGCTTCGGCGCCGGCGCTAGCGCTGGACTGAGCAACACCGGTGGAACGGCGGCCTAAATGAGCGGCGCAATGGGTGGCGGCAAAATGGGTGGCGGCGGCGGCAGTGGCGGCTCGCCGTTCGATCAGGCGGCGCTCGGCGGCGCCGCCCACCAAAGCGCAGCGGCCATCCACAATCGCTACAAGCAACTCGGCATTGGCATTCCGGACCCCAGCGGCCCAAACGCGCAGACGGCTGCGGCGCAGGGCACGAGCCTAGCGGGACTCGATGCGGGTGCCACGCCATCGACCATGGAGCAGATGGACCTGAGCCAGATCCCGAGTCAGAGCGGCGGCCTCGGCCTGCTGCTCGAGGCCAACAAGGGCCAACTGCAAAACTCGCAAATGAATAATCCGGTTTTCAATCCGGCGGCGCAGGCAGCACGCGCTTTCGGCCAAGGTAATCAGCAGGCGGAAAATGCCGGGTTCCAGGCTGGTGCCGGCGGTAATAACCCGTTCGCTCCTGGAGGATCGGCATGAGCGGCGCAATGCCAGGTGAGCTCGCCGGTGCGGCCGGTGGCGGCGCCGGCGGCGGCAAAGGCGGCGGCGGCAAGGGTGGTGGCGGCGCCGGCGGCGGCTCGCCAGCGGATTTTTCCAATACCGGCACCGGCCTGCTGAACAACCTCGACCCGGCCACCATGGGAGCCGGCACGACGGCGGGATTGACCGGCGATCCCACCGGCTCACTCGGCGCCTCGGCGGCGGCGGCGGCGGGAGGCCCGCCTCTGCCTGACATGGCGTTTGGCGGCCCACCACAAGGAACGGCGCCAGCACCACCGACGCCACCAACACCGCAAGCGCAACCTTCCCTGCCTCCGATCGGAGCTCCCGTCCCGGATTCGGCCTTTGCGGGGCCGCCACCCTTCACGGCCGGCGGCACGCCCACCAGCCAAGGACCGACATCGACCCCCGGAGGCCCGCCCACGGCCGGCGCGGTGACCAGCAACCAACCCCGAGGCGGGTATGGTCCGCAAGGCGTCGATGTTCCGGCTCCAACCGCAGGAGCGGCAGCAGATATTGGCGAAGGCGGCGGCTACGGCCCGATGGGGCCGGCCGGCGGCGACCTCTCGCCGACCCTCGCCGACCTCAGTCGGCAGACGCAGACTGCCTTGCAGCCGCGGCCACCGATGGCGCAGCCGTCGCCCGAGCTCGGCTGGGACCCGCAGCAGCCGTTCGCGGCTCCAACCGCGGGCGCAGCGCCAACAGGGGACGTTGGCGGCGGCTATGGTCCGATGGGCGTGCCCGAGGGGCCGCCGACCGCAGGCGCCGCGCCAACGGGAGACGTTGGCGGTGGCATTCAGGGCGCGCCTCCCGCCGAAGCCGAACAACCGTTCCCGCCGGGCCGGGCAGATGTGGCGGGTACTCCCGAGCTTCCCGGTGGTGCCTTTGGCGGCGGCTCACCGACCCAGCAGCCAACACAGCGGTTCGACCCCACGACCGGCGAAACGGTGCAGGCGCCGTCGCCGCCGAAGGTACCCACCGGCCCAGCGCAGGCGGCGCCCGGAACGACGGCATCGACTGGCCCGGTATCCTCACGCGGCCAGCCTTCCCCGTTCCAGACGGGGGTGAATCCGCTAAAATTTATGGGAGATATTTTCAACTTGTTGCGGGGGAACCCCTTCCCGCTGATGTCGGACCTCTCTGGCCTGGCTGGTCAAGCCATGGGCTTGCCGCCGGGGACGCCGGGGTCAGCTACGCCCGGAGCACCCGGAGCGCCAGGGACAGCCACTCCCACCGGCCCCGCCGCGGCGCCAGCGGGCACCCAGGACACCAGCAAGCTGCCCGGCGCTCCCAACGGTCCCGACCCCAAGCCGGACGACGAGCTCGGACAGCGGCGCAAGCAATGGTACGCGCAGAATCCGAACGCCGGCACGTTCCCCGAAGATTCGAACGTGCCGCAGGGGCCAACCAAGGAAGGCGGCACGCTCGCCGGCGGCGAAGACTTGTCTGCGAAAACCAAGGCCAGCGGTGTGACCGGCAATTTCTTCAGTAATGGCAAGGCGGCGCAGGCGGGCATCAGCGACCGGCCGGGTCAAAATATTACATCGATCACCGACAATTACGGCCACACGGTTAAGGTCAACGCTCACGCCGCACCGTACTTCAAAGATTTCCTCAACGATCTCCAGGCCAATGGCTACAAGGTCAACGACGTGCAGGGTTTCGTGAACCGTAATAAAAATCTTCCCGGCGGCCAACAGGGCGGGCCTTCCGAGCACGCTTTCGGCAACGCCATCGACATCAACCCAAAACAGAATTCACAAGGCACCGGCCGCGGCAACATGCCGGCCAACATCGAAGAGATTGCTGCGCGTCACGGTCTGACGTGGGGCGGGCGAGCGGAGTGGGGCCGCTACAACGACCCGATGCATTTCGAGTGGACCGGCGTGACCGGCGCGCCTGGCGCGCAAGCCGCGCAGGCCGCGCAGGCCGCTGGCAACACCACCGCAGCGGCGACCGGCAACGGCAATCTATCCGGCAATCTCGTTAATCGCGTGCAGCAGTTTGAGGGCTACAGTGCGCGCGCCTACCCAGATGGCAGTCAATATTCGATCGGCTACGGCACGCGCGCGACAAGCCCGAACGAGGTGATCGATCAAGCCACGGCACAGCAGCGACTAAACAGCGAGCTCGGCCAGTCGCAAGCGTCGGTTGATCGGTTCGCACCCGGTCTGCCGCAAAATGTCAGAGATGGATTGACGTCGCTGGATTACAACACCGGCTCGGGATGGCAGCGTGGGCCGATCGGCCAGGCGATCAGAAGCGGCGACTATCAGCGCGCCGCGCAGTTGATCCAGCAGTATCACATCAGCCAACCTGGACATGTCAGCAGACGCGCGTGGGAAGCGCAGCAAGTTATGGGTCAGTGATGTCGAACGCGTACGACACCGAACGCGACACTGAAGACACCGAGAACGATCAATCGACCACTATCCCGGCCGATGAGTCGAACATTCCCGGCCCTGGTGATCTGCCGCCGGGTCAGGGGTCGTATGATCTGCCGCTGGATCAGGGCGCGGGCCCGACGATGTTGCCGCCCGGACTTGGCGGACCAAATTTTTTGGGACCAAATCGGCTCTATGCGTATTCCCGCGGCACACCGCCGCCGCCGGCGCCGCCGCCTGCGGTTGCCAGACCGGCGCCGCAACCGCCCCCCGCTGCTCGACCGGGACAGCCAGCCGTAGCGCCAAAACCGCCGGTCGCACCGGCGCCGCAGGCCCGGCCGGGACCGTTCGGCCTGCCGCCATTTCAGCGCGCGCAGCGGCAACTCTATGTGCCGCCGTTTCCCAATCGGCCGCCGCACCAGTGGGGCAGAGAGCCGCAATACGGGATGACGCCCGAGCCGTGGCAGGTGCCGATGATTTTTCAGGGCCTCGCTGGCCAACTCGGCATGTGGGGCTCGGGCTCGCCGCAGATGCCGGGATCAGTTCAATATCTCGCCGGCAACATGGGCATGTTCTCGGGCGCCTACATGAAAGGCTACATGCAGGGCCAGGAGGCGGTGCAGCGGCTCAAATTCAATCAATTACGCCAGACCGCTGCCGAACTCGAGCTCAAGCAAAGCCGCGAGCTCAACGAGTACGGCGATATTTTTGCCGAGTATCAGGACGGCAGAGATCCGCAAGGCTTCATGCAATCGCTGTACGAGAAAGCCAGCGATATCCACGATCAGCCGATGCTGCGGGCGCTGCAATTGGGCCCTGATGCGGTGATGGATCTGCAGCGATACCGCGACAGCAAGTATCAGACCACACACGCGGCCAACTCGGCGCTGCGCAAGGAAGAACAAAAGGCCGGCGCCTGGCCGTCGAGCGCGACGGAGGAAGGCGCGCCCGGGATCGGCACACCGGGCGGCACGGCAGGCGGGATCGGCACGCCGGGCGGCACAACACTTACCGCCACCGGCCCGAAGACGCTCGATCAGTTCGGCCGGCCGCTACCGACAGCGCCGACGCGCGCGCAGGCACCGCCGGCATCGCCGTCCGCGGATTTTGCTGGCGAGGTTGCAGCAGGTCGTCTTGCCGATGCTTCAGAAGAGAATTTTGCGACCAAATTGAATCGCGGCGAGCATGTGCAGTTCGTTCCCAACATGGACCCCGGCGCCAGTAATCGCATCATGCATCGCTACGGCCAATTGTCTGATCTGACGGACAAGGCGATCGAGGAAGGTAGGGACGAAGACGATAAAATCGCCAGACTGAATCAGGCCTCTCCGGGTTTAGGCGATGCGGTCAAGGGCGCCGGCACTTATGATCTCCGCGTTGGCTATGGTCGCGAAGGCATGCCGCCGCGCGTTGCAACTCTGGCCAAGCGCGTCTACCCCAATTTCAGCCAGAGCAATTACCAATTCATCACGGAATTTAAAAACCCCAACGGCTCGACGCAAAAGACCTTGCTGCGCGCCAGTTCGATGACCGCTGCGGCTGAGGAAGTTTTTAAAGCCGCCAAAGTTCTTGTCGAAAAACATCCTGAACTGATGGATCAATTCACCGGCTGGACCCGGCTGCAGGATTTTCTGGAAAGGAAGATCGGGGGCAGGCCTGAATTCTCGAACCTCATGAACGCTTATAGCGCTTACGTTCAAGAGATGGTTTCTGTCACACGGAATGGCACGGGAGCCGAAGGCGACATCAAACGCGCCATGGAAATCGCGCAAGCGACCAGCAATGTCAGCAGCATCCGAGAAATTCTCGGTGCCATCCGTGTTGATTCCAGCATCGCGGCTGGACGATTGGATGCGTCAAAACGAGAGTGGGATAGTGTGACTAAGGGCGTCCAAGGCGGCCCTCCCGGCTATGATGAACATGCACGCGATGACATGCATGACATCTCAGGATTCAACGAAAACAATTTCTCCTTCCTCAAAGGTGCACAGCAGAAGTTCAAGGATCTGCAGCCGGGTGGTGTTGGTCCGCCTGAAGTGCAGCAGCGCAAAAAGGAACAACTCGAGCAGGTGCCGAAAGAGGCCGTTGAGAAGCGAGAGCGCAATGGCAAGACCATCTACAAGATGCCGGACGGCAAATGGTACGAGGCCGATTGATGCCGAAGGAAATCACCGACCCTGCTGTACTGAGGGAATTGAATGCGCCGCAAGCGCCAGCAACACCGACGGGACCGAAGGAGATCCGCGATCCCGATCTCGGCACGGAGCGTCAGCCGACGCCTATGGTGATGGGCGCACCCGATCCCGTGCGGAAAAATATCGAACCTTTTGCACGCGGTGTGGCGCAGAGCGGCGCAGAGCTCCTCAACACAAACCTGCGCATCGGCGATTTGGCGAACCAGTATGGTCCGCGGGCGTTGCGGTATTTCCCTGGTTTCCCGCAAGCCGGCTTAGCGGCGATCGTCCCGCAAGATTTTCGAGACAAGATCAAAGCGTTTGCCGATGAGCCAGTCGAAGGGGCCCAGCAGAAGGGCTATTGGGCGGGCGAGCTCGTCCAAATGTTCGCCGGTGGCGGCGGCGTAGCCGCGGGTGGGGCCAAGCTCGGCAGCAAAGCTCTCGAGTTCGCGGCAAAGGAGGGTTTTTGGCAGTTGGCCTTACACGGCGCGGCGTCGATGAAAACGATGGGCCTGCACATTCCGGTCTGGTGGCTCTACAAGGCGATGCGGGAGGGTTCCAAGACCATGATGAAGGAAGCGCCGAAGGGAGTGGAAAAGGGCTTAGAGGGCGCCAAGGGTGCCGGTACGTTCATTCCGAAGACCGTCGAAGGCGGCAAAGGCGTAAAAGCCGCCAAGACGCAAAGTAATTTCACGGAAGCCGCCAAGCCGACTGCGGCCGAGACAGCAGCGTCGTCTCAGAAGGCGGCGCGCAACATTCTGCAAAGGACGTCCAAAAAAGGCGATGTTTCTTCCGGCGACATAGCCGCCGCCAAGCTCGCCAAGATGACCGGGGCCGTCCACCCGGGCGAAGAAGAGGTGGTCGAAGAATTCGCCAGGATGCCCGTCAAGTGAAAGACGACCCTCGCAAGCTCAAGGAAACTTTCTACACCTGCTGCTGCGACCTGGCCGAGGAGATCAAGGCCGGCAGTCGGCGCATGGATATTCGCGAGCGCGTCGCCGCCATGGCCATGCTAAGGCAGTACATCGCATCATGGGACGAGCCCGATGAGTCAGACCGAGGTACAGCCGTCCGAAAATACGAAGGCCTCTTCGCCAACAAGAAAGCCGCCGGTGATCCTGGCCGAGCGCCGGATGCCGGACCCGCCGCCGCAGACAACGGCCACGGCATGGGCGACACCGCCGGCGCCGACGACACCCGCGGGGGTGCCTAGCGAGCTCCAGCGGCTGGCCGCGCAGGCCGCCACCCGGGCTACCTTCAACGTTCTGGTTTGGGTCCTAAGCGCCCGCTTAATCGCGCTGCTTGGTGTCGCCGGCGGAATCGCTCTAACTGCCGTCGTTCTGCTGTCGGGTCATCCGCTGGATCAGTCGAGGTTGATTGCGCTTGGAATATATGCCGCTGCAATCGCTCTACCCTGTCTCGTCTTATCCGGCCTTGCGCCTTCTTATCGCTAATCCAGCGGTGGCTGTTCCAATCCCAGCGGTTGGGATCGCGCGGGGTGCCCTGGTAGAGCACCTCGTGGAACCCGGGCTTATAGGATTGCTTCTTGCGCCGGGACATCGCCCTATTCCACGACCGGGTTCACGACAACCTGCGTATTAGCAAGCCAAACCAAGGCATTGCCACTCGTTTGCCAAAGGTCGCCGTTGCGATCCAGCGCGATTCCCATCGAGGTCATGATCGCCTTTGGGTTCCCGGGCGAAATCGAGCCGTCGGACGCATAGGTTCCCGGATTGGTCGGCATCGCGACGACAAGGGTCGAGCCCGTGGTGCCGGTCACCGTGGTAAACGCGCCGTTGTAGCCGGCCGGACTGACCCCGGCGATGGTGACCACCCGGCCGATGGGGTAGCCATGCGGCGAGGCCGTCGTGAAGGTCGCCTGGCCGGCGGCCCAGGTTGCCGCGGTGATCCCGATCGGCGTGACGGGCGCCAGTGGCGCCGGGGCGGCGCGCTCGGCCGGTGGGGCGTCGCGCTCGTGATCTGCGTGGTGGGCGCGCTCATGGCGCTCTGGTTCTTCGTGTTTGGGCGTCTTAGCCATGGGTTTGTCTCCTCTTCAGAGGCAGTCTACTGCGTCTGGCTCACCTCACGGAAATAGCTTCCGGTTCCGCTCCTCGGTGTCCTCGTAGGAACTCCTCCCCGTCCTCGGATCGCGATCGGACACGGAAGCGCAGTGGAGCTCTACGGGCGTCAAGAGCGGCCCCGCGACCTGCACAAAGCCCGGCCATTTGGGTTTGGGCGGCCTTGGGGCCTCTACCGGGGTCGGCTGCGATAATAGACGGCCTGCGGCGGTCTTGGCGCGCTTCTGGCAGCGATTGGAGCAATACTTGGCTTCCGGTCGTTTGCCCGAAATATCCTTTCCGCAGACCGCACAGTAACGCATCACCCGTCTCCCGGTATCCCAGAGCCCCGGACCTGCAAAACGCGCCTGCGGGCTCGCCTAGGCCACGGCAGGGCCTTCCATAGACGACAGACGATCCGGCGAATCATGGCAGAACCGCAGAGCGGGAGCCACGGACAGTTCCCCTACCCTGGGCTCCCGGCCCTGCGATCATGACCCCACTCCCTCCCAAAGTTCCCCATCGGGGTCACTGCCGTCCAGGACGGACTCGCCAAGTACATCCTGGTCGGTTTTGAACTCGCCCAGCCGCTTCGCCTCGGCCTCTGCCTCATCGAGCGCGTCGGCAAACTTGTAGAGCTCCTTGCTGAGGATCTCGATGTAGGGCCGATCGCGCCGCGTATACTCGTATTTGGGCGGCGTGCGCGGGTGCCAGCAATACAGGTGTACGGCATCCCATTGGCCAACGAACAATTGGCCCTGCACCTGCGGCCGGTAATTCACCCACCACGGATTGCGCGGCCCCTCTTCGGCCGTCGAATCGGTGAGCAGATATTCGACCATGTGCCACGGCGCCGGGCATTTGATCTCGACGGCTTCGTTGGTGCCGGCCACGAGGTAATCTGGACTGGCGCCGAATTTCTTATCCGCCGTGAGCACAAACCCGATCGGCTCGAGCTTGCACATGAACTGCCGCTCGAAATGCTCGGCGGCGATCGGCTGCATCGCCATGCCGCGCTCCTGCCAGTAGCGCATGTGCTCGCGGTCTTCGCGCTCGGGCAAGTACGTGCCCATCAGCCGTTCGGCGACCAGCCGGTAGAGGTACTTCCAGCGCATCTCGCTGAGCTCGGCTTTCTTCGGCGTCACGATCTTGTGGAATTTCGATGCGGTCGGGAGGCCACACCGCAATTTTATCCACTGCTCCGACAACTGCGCACAGCGATCGATGATTGGCGCATTCTGTCCGTCGCTCATTCAGTGAACCCGATGAATATGCCATGCGCGCCACTGCTGCCAACCATCCCGCCAGCGTAGCGCGATCACCCATCCTGCTGCTGCTGATTTATAAATCCTAATCATTACGCCTCCGCAAACTTCGTCATCAGGTCGTTGTACTCTTTCTCAAGTCGCTCGCGATCGGCCAAAACCAAGTTTTTCCAACGCGGCGCTACGGTTGTTTCTTTGTAGAGATAGAGCTCGCTGTGGCCACGGCAGGCGCGCATGCCTGTGATGAGGCCGTCGGCATCGAGCGGGGTTGTTTGCTGATCGCCTTGCGCGCCTTCAGGAGAGCCTTCCATTTCAGTCTTTGCACGCTTCCGCCCCCCGGCCATATTGCCGTCATCCTCTTCTTCGGCAAGGTTGAAGATCATTTTCAACAGCGCACGACGCCCATAAGTTACCGCACCGATCGAAGCGTGTGTCGCCGTCATTGCTGTTTGTCCACGGATTCCGGTCGTTCCCCACGGAATCCATTTGGTGTAGGGACGGGTTTCCGCACCGTTAGACACGTAGGCAATGAGCCGCAACCAACCGTCGCGGCGCTCATCCGGGGTTTCGTCGTTGAACGCAACTGAGAACCCATGCTGGGTATAGATCGGCCGGATTGCTTGATCGAGCGCCTCGAGCGAGGCGTAGGTCGAGCGGGTGAGCGGGTTGGCGCTGTCCTTTGAGATCTGCGTCATGGCGCCCTGGGCCAGCGCCATCTGTTCGTTGAAGTGCGTCGCCGCCTGACGCTTTTCCCATTCCTCCTGAATTTTCATCAACCGTTCGAGCTTGTCGACATCGACGTCCTTGACCGATGCGACTTTGGTGATGATGTCGTGATAGTCGCGTGGTGCGACGACTTGCAGGTTTTTAGGTTGTTCGTTCATCGGACTCCTCCTGGAAGTTGATGTGCTCCACCATGAACTCGTGAATCTTCTCCAATGCGACGTGACGCGTTTCGCGTGTCGGATATGACTCCTTGATCGCGTACGCCGTCACCAGCGCGCAGACGCAGGCAACATCGAAGAGGTCTTCGCCGTGGAGTAAGCGGCTGACCTTGCGCGCTAGCTGATCCATACGCGCGTCGTGCGCGTCACGCTTGTCCGTCATGCTTTTGGCGGGCTCATTTCGGCATTGCGCAGCGACATCACAGCGCGCAGATAATTCTGACCGAGCTCTTCCTCGAGCATCTGCACACGGCGGCGCAAACGATCATTCTCGGTGCGCACGCCTTCAAGCTCAGCGACGATGTCGTAGTAGCGCTTGATGGAAGAGCGTATCTCCTGCTCCGCTTCCTTGGTGTAATCCGGCACCAAGGCAGACGGCGCTTTGGCAATGTCGCCGAGCGTGAGCTCGGTTTCGCGCAGACGCTTGGGGGCAAATTTCTGCAGAGTACGATCGTCGGGATTTGGCGAGTCGTTCATCGTGGCCTCCGTTGGGGAGAGTAGCTTCTCATCCTAACAGGAGGTGAATCGTTCCATGCTATGCGTATTACGCAGTCGAGGTGTTGGAGCTATGAAAAAATTGCAAGACTGGGAGATCGAGCTAATCGTCAGCACGGTCGCGCTGGTGTGCGAAACTTTCCCTGACCTCGGGCGGCACGATCGCGACAGGGTTGCTGCCGACATCTACGACGCCATGCAGCGCAAACTCAAAACATTCTACGACGACCGTGAGCGTCGATGACGCTTCCGGCGCGACTTGCGCGCTGAGTTCAAGGCGATGGCGACGATCTGCTTGTGCGATCGCGGTCTGGAACCATGGTGGACAAGTTCGTGGATTCGATCGCTGACGCTGCCGCGCAGTGGCATGAGCACTGCTCCAGTGCTAATCACATAATGCCGCGGTGGCTAGGACTGCAGACCGAAGACGCGGTATCCGTAACCGCGCTGCCGCCGCGGCACCCTTGTTAGCAATTTCCAAATCCATTGAACAGGAGAGCTAAAATGCCGCAAAGTTTCTACGCCTTGATTACTCCGATAACGCCCGGCGTGCCGGCGCACCCGATCGCGCCCGGTGGGCCGCCCGAATATCCGGCGCATCCGATCCCACCCGTGCCGACACACCCGATCGTAATTATTCCTCCGGACTGCATTGGGCCGGGAGTGCCGACGCATCCGATCTACATTCCGATCTATCCGGCGCATCCGATCGTGATTCCGCCGGGGAGCCTCGGTGGTGGCAAGCCGGAACATCCGATCTATCTGCCGCCGGGCATCTGGGGGCCGACTGATCCGTTCCCGACCCATCCGATCGTGATCCCGCCAGACGCGGTATCACCGGGCGTACCGGCGCATCCGATCGTGATCCCGCCGCCGCCGCTCGGCATTTGGGGCGGCAGCAACGAGCCGTTCCCGACGCCGCCAATCTTCCTGCCGCCGACACCTCCGGGTGGTGAGCGGCCGAAACTGATCGAGTGGCACATCGGCTGGAGCGAAGAAACCGGCTGGGTGGTGGTCGGTACTCCCAACGTGCCGGCACCGGCGCCAGGCAGAAAGTAAACGTTGCACATCATCGCGCCGGGCGCTCACGTGGCGTCCGGCGTTTTATTTGAACGGCGGTTGTTGGCTTGCTGTTTTGGAGTAGCCCAGCGACAATTCGCAGATTCGTAGTTGCCGTTATTGTCGATGCGGTCGAGTGTCCACCCAGACGGGCAGCGCCCCATGTCAGCCAAAAAATTCTCGTAGCTATTCCAGCGTTCGCAAATGTTGATTCCGCGGCCACCATAACGCCTATAGGCGGGGTTATTTGGATTGAGGCAGCGCGCGCGCATCGAACACCAACTTTTGTATTCGCGCGTTGACTTGCCGTTCCGAAAATCACCTTCACCGTGACGGAGATGAAATTCGCGACTGATCTTCCGATGAAGGCAACCGCATGATCCCGTGTTGCCGGATCGAAGATTGTAAGAATAGGCAATGACGTTTTCCCCACAATCGCATTGACACAACCAAAGAGAACGGCCGCCTCGTCCATCCCGCCTGATAGACTTCAGAACGGTGAGCCGCTGAAATCGCTGCCCCGCAATGTCAATCAACCTTCGAGGCATGGTGCAATATGACCCGATTTACCATCAGTTCTGGACATGGCAAATACGTGCGCGGCGCGGCTGGACCGCCGCCGTGGGGACTCGACGAAGTGGACGAAGCCCGCCGGGTGGTCGAGGAAACCGCCAGTTATCTGCGACAAGTCGGCTGTCAGGTCGCTACCTATCATGACGACGTCTCAAAAACTCAGAATGAGAACCTGAACAGGATTGTCGATTGGCATAATAGCCAGCCTTGCGATCTCGCATGTAGCATACACTTCAACGCCTATCAAGTCACCAGCAAACCCATGGGGACGGAATGCCTGTACGTGACCCAGGAAAGCTTAGCCGGCAAGGTCGCTGACAAGATCTCACAAGCCGGCGGCTTCATCGATCGCGGCCCGAAATACCGCAGTGACCTGTTTTTCCTGAATAACACCGCCGAGCCGGCGATCTTGGTTGAAACCTGTTTCGTCGATAGCCAAGCCGATGCCGCACTGTATCGCGCCGAGTTCTCGGGGATTTGCGCGGCTCTCGCCGAGGCGATCAGCGGTCAGGTCATTGACGAGCAGCCGGTCGAGCCGCCGATCGCGCCGCCGGTCGAGCCCCCCACTGAGCCGCCCTCGTTCGAGATCTCGGTGTTCTCGGCCTTCACCAGCGACATCAAATGCTCGGTGTTCGGTGGCGGCAGCGACCCGAACAACAGCGCCTATGCGCCGTACGACGAAATAACTGATTCCGAAATATCGTGCGCGCTGCCGTGGAAGTTTCCGGACGCTCGGCCGCTGGTGCTGGTCCGCAACCTCGCCACCGGCCGCGAGGCACTCTGCAAGATCCGCGATCTGGGACCGTGGCTGACCGACGATCCCTATTGGCAAAACAACCGCCGGCCGCTGGCCGAGACCTGCAGCGAGAACGACATGGAGCTACCGCGCGGACCGAACGAAGGCGCGGTCCCGAACGGCGCCGGCATCGACATCACACCGGGCGCCGCCAAGCTCATCGGGCTCTCTGGCATGGGTCAGGTCAGTTGGCGCTTCATTGAGGATGCGCCTACCCAGGATACTATCGCCTGAAGAAAACGGCCGGCCCCACCGGGACCGACCGCTAGCTGTGCGCGTACCCGCCGGGGGCTCTCCACCACCAGCGATGAACGATGAACGATGAACAATGAACACCGAACACCGAACACCGAACACCGAACACCGAACACCGAACACCGAACCATAACCAAGCGGTGTTCGTAGCGCTAGATGGGAAATACAGGAGTTCCCCCGGTGGGGGGACTCAGTACGACAGGCCCGGGAGGGCCTGGTTCACCCAGGGAGGGACAGATGCCGTACGTACCGTCATGGCTTGTGCTCGAAAAAGAAGATTGGGAAGAGGCCGACAAGATTTCGAATGAGCGGCACGAGCTCGCTATCCGGCTGAACCGGCCACCCCGGAATCGCGCGCCGCAATCGGTCGTTCCACACCGTATCGGAACCCGCTGCGAGATAGCCGGCTGGTTGTACTTGCGACCGATCCTGTGGCAGGGGAGGGCAGTCGTGGTCGACATCACCAAACTGCCCGATTACGCGGTCGGTGACCTGTTCATCAACTGCAAAGGGCGCAGTCAATCCTGGTACGACCTGATCGTGCAATGGGATGATCCCCCGGAGTGGGCCTATCTTCTGGTACGCGGTCATGACCATCCGCGCTACGAAATTTCCGGCTGGTGCTGGGGCCACGAGGCGCAGACCAGACCGATCACCGATCCCGCTGGCGACCGACCGGCGCATTTCATCAAACAGGACGACCCAATCATCAAGCCGCCCTACACCCTCCTGGACGAGGTCCGGAAGCGGCAGCACCTGGGCACATGGGTCTGACATACCTGCCAACTCGGCCTACAGCCATTTACCACCCATGCGCTAGTGTGTGTTGACTTGCCCGCTAGGCGTGCTAGCCTAGCCTATGTCATTGACAACAATGATAGAATGCGACCGGTGACCGTCGCACGTCTCTTGGACCGCGGCGCGAAAATCGCGCCAGGCCCCCTGCCCGTTTTTCCCAAAGCGAGTTCCATCTTATGTCGGAGATCAGACGCGCTTATGTCGGAGATCAGACACAAAGTACAGGTAGTACGCGTACTTCCCAATAGAGGCGTATCGCGCGCGCGCGCAAGGTCCTCCTAGGCAGTACGTGTACTGAGGTGTACTGGTGTACTGGCTAGCGTTCCCACCAGCGTCTGCCGTTACCGACTTTGGCTTTCAATCCGAGGCGGCGGAGGATGGCACTGATGCGTTTTTGCTCGGCCATACCGAGGCGCGCTGGTTCGAGGCCGAGGGCTTCCTTGGCGATTTGGGCGATGGTGGTTTTGTCGCCGAGCATGCGGTTGGCGAGGTGATCCTCGATCAAGTTTGCCCATTCGTCGGCTTCGTAGCGGGTTTCCTGCTGTGGCTCGATGTATTCGGCCTCGAAGGCGGCGTCGGGCCACCACGGCTCGCGCTCTTCGAACAGGGCTACCGCTTCGGCCAACAATTGGCCGCGATCGGCCTTGAGGCCTTCGATGTCGATGGTTCCGCATTTCACCGGCCAGAACCGCCGGCCGCCGGTTTCATCGCGCAGGTACTGGTCCTTGTTTGAGGTGCCGACGAACACGCATTGCCGCGGCTCGATCACCTCTTCGCGCCCGTAGGGCGGCCGGAACCGCTCCTCCTGGCGTGACATGAAGGCTTTCAGCGCGGTGGCCTCGGCGCGGCCGATGGCGTGCATCTCGGAGATTTCGACCAGCCAGACGCCGCGCAGATGCAGCGACACGTCCTTGTGGTCGATATCGCGCAGATTGTCGGTGAAGTAGTCGCCGGCCAGCACCTGACAGGCCATCGATTTTTTGATGCCCTGCGCGCCTTCCAGCACCATCATGTGGTCGGCCTTGCAGCCGGGGCGCAGAATGCGCGCCACCATCGCCACCAAGAACATCCGGCCGATCTGTTGTGTGTACGCCGTGTCTTCGGCGCCGAGGTAGCGGGTCAGCCAGTTGTCGACCCGCGCGGTGCCGTCCCATTCGAGCGCGGTGAGATAGTCGCGCAGCGGGTGGTAGCGATGAGCGCGGCAGCAGCGATCGACCGCATCCTGGGTCGAGGACTTGCCGATGCGGCGCAAGCCGCCGTTACGTTGCAGCCAGCACTGGATGCCGACGACGTCGTTGTCCTCGAGCGGCCGCGGATCAGAATTGACCAGCATGGTCTTACGCAGCATCTCGTCGTAGGCCAGCTTGCTCATCCACTCCGGATCTTTGCTGAGGATGACGATCGCGTTCTCGACGATCGCCAGCGGCTGCACGACTTTTGGTTCTGGCATGATCAGTCTCTCCCGGTAATTGGCGGCGTTGAGTTGGCGTGAGTGTTGGCAGAAGCCCGGCGTCTCGCACGGATCGAGGCCGCAGATGTCGCACTTCATGGCCGCCATCCGCCGAGGTCGTCGCGCGCCGCGGCGAAGACCCGCGCCAAGATCGCCTGGGCGGTGTCGGGGGCGATGCCGAATTGCCGGCTCAGGCGCTCGAGCTCATCGACCGCGTCATACAGGTCAACGTCGCCGAGCTGCCACAAAATTGCCCGGGCTTCACAACGGGCTATGAACTTTCGCAGATTGTCAGACGGTGGGGCCGCATCTAAATTCACGGCGCTGTTCCTTCGATGGTCCGAAGTCTGGGGATAGCATCGGGGGGCCCGCTTTCACCGGCGGGCCCTCAACCCTAGTCCCCGTCATCGCACCGTCAAACGGAATTGCGCGCGCGTGTTAGGCTCGCTGCATGAGCCCCTCGCCGCGTCCTGAAATCGTTGTCGATTCGACCGGGAGTCCGGTCAGCGACGCTGTGGATGTGGTCGGCTTTGCCGGCCCGCTTGGCCGCCATCGCCTGGTCGCGGCGCTGCCGATCGGCGGCACCGGGCCGCTGTTGATCCGCCGCGCCCGCGCGCTCGCCGATAGCCGCAGCCTCGGGGTGGTGGATGCCGCCGGCACGGTGCTCGGCACCGCCGGCACGGTGTGGGTGCATCGGCTGCTCTACGCCCAGCGCACCCCGGACACCCGTCGGCTGTGAGAAGTCAAGCTGCATAAAATGCAAAAACCCCGGCATAAAATGCAAAAACCCCGCCGGCGGTGATGTTGCCAGAACGTTCCGGGTGCGGAAGATTGGCGCGAAAAATCGGACCGAATTTTCCGCCCGGTGCCGAGCCCATGCAACGGCTTAGGGTGTGAAGTACGCACAATTCAGTGCGTAATTGCGCCCTTCACAGTTTTGGCAGTTCTGGCAGTTCTGGCAAAGTCAACGACCGCAAAGGTACCAACCGATGCCGCTGTCCCGTCGCTACACCCCCGAGGTCGCGCCCGGCGAGCAATCCGTGTTCGGCATGGATTTCAGCTATGTCATCCCCAAGGGTGTCGGCATTGCCTCGGGGACACTGGCGATTGCCCCGGCCGGACTGACCGCCGGCAGCGTCGCCGTGCAGGCGCGCACGCTGTACGCTACAGTGACGGCGCCGACCACGGTCAGCGGCACCGATTTTACGCTGACATGGTCCGCCACCGACACCGATGGCAACATCTGGCCGCGCTCGGCCAAAGTGCTGTGCGCGCCGACGTCGTAGGAGGCCGCGTCCATGCCGCAGTCAAACGTTGTGCCGCTCAACCCGACCGTCACCCCGTTCGCCAGTTGGCCGGATGCCAATGACGCCCCCGACCTGCTCGCCATCGTCCAGGGCCAAGCCCAAACCATCGCCGACAATGCGCTGCTGATCGACCGCTATCAGGGCATCCTCAATGCCGCGCAAATCAGTGCGGGCACCGCTCTGGTCACCGGCATCGGTACCGCCTCGGGCACGCCGGCCACCACGCTAGCGGTGACCAATGTGGCCGGTGGCTCCATTGCGGTCGGTGCCACGGTGATCGGCGCCGGCATTGCGCCCGGCACCACCATCCTCAATCAGCAATCCGGCACTACCGGCGGGGCCGGCTCCTACACCTTGAGCCAAGCCGCGACGTCAAGCGCCGCGCCGCTGGCCTTCAAGGCGTCGGTCGCGTCCGGCATTGCCACCGGCACCGGCACCGGCACCGGCACCTCGCTGGCGGTGACCGCGGTCGCCGGCACCATCGTCGCCAACGCCACCGTGTCCGGCCTGGGCGTGCCGACCGGCACGCTCATTGTCAACCAGATGAGCGGCACCGCGGGCGGCGTCGGCACCTACACCACGAGCCAGCCGACCACCGCGAGCGCGGCGCCGCTGGCCTTCGCGCCGCCGGGCCCCGAGGAGACGATGGCGTGGCCGACGCCGCAGGATGCGCCGACCTTGACCTTGGTGATGCAGGATCAGACCGCGGTGATTCGCACCCAGACCGCGCTGGTCACCCACTATCAACAAGTCCTCAACGACAGCCAGACGCCAATCAGTTGAGGTGAGCCGTGTCGGACGACCTGGTTCTCACCGTCAAACAGATCGCCCAAAATCCGCTGATGGCGGTGACGGCGCCGACCGATTTCGCTCTGCTGCAGCAGGTCGGGGTCGGCGGCCCTTACGTCTCGATCAACACGCCCAATCTTGTCGGCAGCGCGCTGGCCAATGGCGGTTGGCTCAAGCTGATGGCCGGCTTCGGCATCGCCTGGAACGGGGCGAGCTTAAGCTCCGACGGCGTCGGCTTTACCTTCACCGGCGACGTGCAGGTGCCGAGCTTGCATTCGACCGGCGATATCTTCGTCGCCGGCGAGGCGCTGGCCAGCCAGATCGAAGTCACCGGCCTGTTCGACAACATTCTGGAAAACTCCGTCTGGACGGTGAACGGCCGCAAGGGCAACGTCATCCTGCAGACGAGCGACATCCTGCAGGCCGGTGCCGCACCGATCAGCGACGCCCATTTCGGCGGCTTTAATACTTCGCCGACGCCGTGGGACTTCCGCGCCAATTCCGACCAGATCGCCACCACCGCCTTCGTGCAGATGGTGCTCGAGCAAGTGCTGTGCGGCGGCTCGGTGGTGACGAGCTTCAACGGCCGCGGCGGCGACATCGTGCTCACGACCGCCGACGTCAATGCCGCCTATGCCACCAACGACGGCAGCTACCCGACGGCGCCGACACCGCCGCTCTATGACGCTTCCCCGCGCATCGCCACCACCGCCTTCGTGGACGAATCCGTCTACGACATGGTGCAGATCATGCAGGGGCAAATTCTCTCCACCATTGCCCTGGCCGGCTATGCGCCGCTGGCCTCGCCGAACTTTACCGGCGTGCCGACCGCACCGACCGCGACGGCCGGCGCGTCGTCCGGGCAATTGGCCACCACCGCGTTCGTGCATAACGCCATCGTCGCCTCGACCACCGGCGTCGCCAGCTTCAACACCCGAACCGGGGCCGTCGTGCTGTTGCTGGCCGATGTCACCGGGGCCGGCGGTGCGCCGCTGGCGAGCCCGGTGTTCACTGGCAATCCGCAAGCGCCGACTGCGGCCTTGCACGATAACGACACGTCGATTGCCACCACCGCCTATGTGCAGGGCGAACTGGCGGCGTTGCCGGTTGCGCCGGTGACCAGCTTCAACACCCGCACCGGCGCCATCGTGCTGACCACCGCCGATGTCACTGGCGCTGGTGGAGCTCCGACCGCATCGCCAGTGCTGACCGGCACGCCGACTGCGCCCACGGCGGCGGCGGCCACCAACACCACGCAGATCGCCACCACGGCGTTTGTCGCTGCCGCGGTTGCTGCCTTCTCGGGCGGCGTGTCGTCGTTCAATTCCAGAACCGGCGCCGTCAGCTTGATCGCCAACGATATCTCCGGGGTGGGCGGCGCCATGCTGGCGAGCCCGGCTTTCAGTGGATCGCCGACCGCACCGACCGCCAGTCCGGGCACCGCCAACACCATGCTCGCCACCACGGCATTCGTGGCCGCGGCGATCACTGCCGGCGCTGCCGGGGTGTCCTCGTTCAACACCCGAACCGGGGCGGTGACGCTGTCGCTCGCCGACATCACCGGCGCCGGCGGGGCTCCCCTTGCCTCTCCGGGCCTCACGGGTGTGCCGACCGCACCGACCGCGGCACAGACCTCCAACGACACCACGGTCGCCACCACGGCTTACGTGCGGACGGCGCTGGCGGCAGCGCCGGGCGGGGTGTCGTCATTCAACAGCCGCACCGGCGCCATCACCTTTCAGGCCAGCGATCTGTCGGCGGTCGGTGGTGCGCTGCTCGCCGGTCCGACCTTCACGGGAACGCCGAGCGCACCGACCGCGGGCCCCGGCACCAGCTCGACCCAATTAGCCACCACGGCGTTTGTGGCGGCGGCGATCGCCGCCGGTGGTGGCGTCAACACCTTCAATGGCCGGGCCGGCACGGTGACCCTGACTACCGCCGATGTGGTCGGCGTTTCTGGCGCGCTCTTGACCGTGGCGGCGACCGCACCGACCGGAGCTGCGGCGACCGCCAACTCGGCACTTTGGTGGGACACCAACGGCGGCCAGCTTTATGTCAATTACAACGACGGCACCTCGACGCAGTGGGCCGCCACCAGTCCGGGTCAAGCGCCGGTGCCGGCGACCATCGTGCTGGAAGTTTCGTTGGCGGCCAATCAGACAACTGGCATCACATCGGGCGGGTGGTCGCAGGCCAAGTTCGACACCAAAACCACCGACGTGCAGAGCGCCTACAGCGTGGCAACAGGATTGTTCACGCCGACTGTCGCCGGTCTTTACAGCGTAACAGCGGCACTCGGTCTATGGATACAGACTACCCAGAGTTGGCTCGGCGTCGGGATTTACAAGAACGGCGTCGGTACCAATCCTGAGTCACGCACCGACATCACTTCTGCGGCCGGTGTCGGTAGTGGTCAGACGTTGGGGCGATCAATTTCGGCGCTGATCTATTGCAACGGCACCACTGACACAATTTCGGTTTGGGGTTTCAATGCCTCGACGAGCTTTTACGCCGCGCCCGCAAATGGCGGCAACAGCGGCATGGTGGTCTCGCTGTTGCAGACCGGGCAGACCGGGCCGCCGGGGCCGGTTAGCGTCGGCTCCGGCAACAAGGTTCTGATCCAAACGCAAACCATCTCGACGGCGGTGGCGTCGGTTGATTTCTTCAACGGTTTTGACGGCACTTATGATGAGCTTGAGTTACACGTCGCTCTGGTGAGCCTCAGCGCCGAAGCTCAGGCCTACTTGCGATTTTCGAACGACGGTTCAACGTTCGACGCCGGCACCAATTACTCCTACGGCTACGTCCACATCACGTCCGGCAACATACAAAGCTCCGCGGGTGGTGCTGGTTCTGGCGTCCTTCTCGGGCCGCTCGTGCCTGCGCTTGCCGGTTACAATTGGTATGCCATCTATCGCATTCATCGCGGCGCGGCGTCAGCAGCCAACGGCCGCGCTGTGGTGACGTTTGAAACCAGCACCAACAATTCTGTCGGCTATTATCACCTCACCGGCGGCGGCTCTTGGGCGCTGGCGACTGCGGTTGCTCCGCTCGGCGTGCGCTTCATACCGGTCTCCGGCAACATCGTCCGCGGCACTTTCAAATTGTTCGGTGTGGTGAAGTGATGGCGCTCGACTTTCCCAACACTCCAACCACCGGCCAGATTTTCAATCAGTGGCAATGGGACGGCGTCAAGTGGGTGCCGTTCACCCAGCCGCCGGCGGCGACTTCCGGCAACCGGGTGTTGCTCGGCAGCCAAACTGTCAGCGCGGCAGTGGCGGCGGTGAGTTTTCTCGGTGCGAGCCTGTTCCCCAGCACCTATGACGAGTTTGTGCTGGAGGTCATCAACCTGACCGCGTCGGTTGCGGCCATCGTCGGCGCTCGTGTCAGTACCGACGGCGCGACGCTCGACGCTGGCGTGAACTATCAGTTTGGTGCTGGTGTTGTGAACGCCAACAGCGTGACTTCGCAAACTGGCAGCGCCGGCTTAAGCTATTTCGCCTTGACGACCGACTCGCTCTACTTTGCCGCCGGGTACGCCTATTGCGGCACGCTGCGGCTGTGGCGGCCGTGGGCCACAGGCTTCTTAAAACAAATGCTCAGTGAGGGCGTTTTTGCCCCTAGCACCGGCAGTTATGCGTCGCGCAACTACGGCGTTTGCCGCTATCTGCCGGCCAGTGTTGCGGTCGTCGGCCTGGGCGTCATGCTCAGCACCGGCAACATCACTGCCGGCACCTTCAACCTCTATGGGATACAAAAATGAGCACGGTCGATCTCAGCGATGCCGAGTGGCAGGTAGTGATCAACTGGATCGGCACCAAGGTAGTATGGGCCGAGTGCAATGGCATGCTGATGAAGATCGGCCAGCAGTTGCAGCGGCAACAGGTGCAAGGCACTGGGTCACCGATCACCAGCAAACAAACAAACGCTGATGGCAAGGAGGTTGGTCATGAATAATTTGATCCGGCGACCGGGACAGCAGATGTTCGCGCCGCCTGCGCCCGGCACGCGTGATGGGAATTGGGTCTGGGACGGCAGCAACTGGGTCTGCGATCCGGATTGCGATGACGGCAGCGGCTTTCCGCCGTTTGGTCCGCCGGTGTTCAGTGGTCCAACGAATCAGCCGCCCTGGTATCCGGGAGCCAACGGTGGGGTGTCGTTCGGTGCGGTCGCGCCGCCTAATCCGGTGCGCGGCCATATGTGGTGGAACGGCACCACGTTCTTTCTGTTCGATGGTGCCGCCTGGGTGCCGTTCGGCGGTGCTGTGAGCGGTGCCACTACGCCGCCCAGCACGACCGCGCCGGCCAATCCGCAGCCCGGCCAGCAGTGGTTCAATGGCACGACGTTATATGTTTGGGACGGCAATGCCTGGGTGCCGGTCAGCCAGACCAAGACCACGATCCAGGCCACCGCGCCGCCATCGCCTAATCCCGGCGACCTGTGGTTCGACGGTACCCAACTGCGGATTTGGAGTGGTTCGACTTGGAATTTGGTCGGCCCTGGTGCCACCGTCGGTCCGGTACCGACGACGACGGAAGTATTCGCGTTCATGGTGCCCACGTCGTTCACCATCGGCGCTGCATGGGGGCCGGTGAATTTCCCCGGGACACCGACCATCGATACCCTTGCGGGTTGGGATGCGGTGACCGGAAAATACACGCCGAACAAGGCCGGCGTCTACTATGCGGCCAGCGGTCAATATTACGGTGGCTCGGGCACCACCGGTGGCGGCAACGCCATCCTCAAGAACGACAGTGGCACCTTTAACGTAAACGCGCAGAACTATGTCGGCGTCGGCGTTTACTTCGGTGTTCCCAACACGGCTGGCATCTATCTGCAATCTGAAGGTTTTATAAAAATGAACGGCACCACCGACTTCATGCGCGTCTGGTCTTTCCTCACCGGCGGCTCGTCCTTATGGTATCCAATCAGCAGCTCGGTACCGGCGTTACAGGTTTGGCTAATGCCGTAACAAACAACAAACAAACAATGCAGAAGTGCCTGCGGGACAAGGACAACTGGTGCGACGGCTCGACCCCTACAACGCCAAGCTGGCGCTGATCGTCATCCTGGTCATCGTTGTTGCCGTGCTGTTGGTGATCGCCACCAACTGGATTTGGCCGTCGCCGTCATCGCCATGATGATGACGCTGCAGGAAGGCGGCCGGGTTGCCAGCGGCATCGTCGATGCGCTCAAGAGCCAGCCGCTGTCACTGGCGCTGGTGGTGATGAACCTCGCCCTGCTGGCGATCCTGTACTACGCCATCAACGTTTCAGTGGCGACGCGCAAGCACGAGTTCGAGCTGATGATCAACAATCAGCGCGACCTGCGCGACGCCCAGCGCGACATTCGCACCAACATGGTGCCCGAGAGCGAGATGCGCGAGGTGCAGCGCACGCTGCGCGGTAAGCTGGACGAGATCAAAGCCGACCTGCGCGATTGCGAGGACAAGATCAATCGCAAGGTCGATGACACGATCAAACACAACGGCGGCAAATGAACGTCTTCTACTGACGACCGTTTGGTCGTAATTCCGCGACAGCAGCAGAGGAGAAGGGGCGTGGCGAACACCGAGGTGAGTCCGGCGCGGGCGGGGCCGGTCTGGAGGCGACGCGTCGTGGTCTACTCCTTGTTGCTGGTGACAATCGTGTTCTGCTGCGCGGCCGGCTACAGCCTGAGCACGATCAAGGCCAGCGTTTGGACGGTGCTGCTGTTCAGCGTCGTGCTGATCACGGCCACCCAGCTTAGCTTCCTGGCGGGCGTGCTGCTGATGATCCGCTATTGACTCGCGGGCCGCGGTTTTTTCTCGTTCAGGACTTGCCGGATCAAATCCTCGATCTGGACGAGCATGCGTTCCTCGGCGGTTAACAGCCTTTCGACCGGAGGCTGAGGGGGCGCACACAGATCGAACGGCCCCTTTGACAGCCATTCCAGGTAACGGATTGCCACGTCCACACCATCACCACGCATCTTTTGCCCGGGTCTGCGTCATCAGTCCACAGGCACATTAGCAGATAAAACCCCGGTCACCGCACGCCGAAGCCGCCGAGCAGCACCGCCAAGATCCAGAACGCCACCGCCAGCCAGCCGAAGTGAATGGCGATCGGCGGCCGCGACACCGTGGTGACGAACAGCGCGGCGATCACCGCGAACACGAAGGCGAACACCAACAGGATCTGCGCGAGCATTTGTTTGCTCCTGTTTCACGTGAAACACGATGTAATACGTTGCGACGCATTGCGGCACTCTGCCGCACAACGGAGCGACACAACCTCAGCGCGCATAGGCGTCACCAACCGTCCCCACAGCGGAGACAGCGACTAGGGTCTTGACAAGCGGCGCGGTTTCTT